CCATGCATTTTGTAAGTCTTGTGTGATAGGTTTTTTCCAAGGACTAATTGTTACATCAGGTTCGTCTAATTGTAGATACAACGGTACTTTTTTATCTCCTGGGTGTCCTCTAACAACAATAGGCCTATCGCTAAATTTGCGAATATCTATAATTGTTTTTTTCAGCCATTCCATTACTGGCAAATTTCTCATACTCCATCCACCATTACGTTGTAATGGTATTAGAATATGCTCTCCGTTTTTTCTATAATCTTTTAATTGTATGTTAAGATCAGTGCTTAATTTACGCCAACGATTTGGATCAATATCTTTGTCAAAATAAAAACCTGTATTTTTAAATACGCCATCGTAACTGTATCTGAGATAATTATGTGGTAAATTGTCAGGCTTTGCATATAAAAATAAATTACTATCAGCTATTAAAGTCCTATTTCCCATAGCTTTTTGATGCTCTACTACTCTTGTGCGTAATTTTAAATGTGGTAAATCTTTTCCATTTGGATGGGTAAATCCTTGTAAAAGAGCAACATCACAATCAACAATATTCATACCTGTATGACAAATACCAAGATCGCCCACATGATTAACACCGTTAACCATATATTGTAGAATTAATGGTTTTTCTTTATTATTATTCTGAGGTGGGATGCCACTCAGGTAACTCACAAGTTTCATTTACTGTTCTCCAAGCAAATCCACTTTTCATTTCCTCAGTAGTGAATTGGCAATACGCTAAATTACTAATCCATGCTTCCATAGTTTCTCTATCAGGAACCCTAGGTGCATCTATATTTTGTATTTCTGTTTCTGCAACTACACTAGCCGCATTATTGCCTAGCACTAAAGCTGGTTTGCCTTCCATGAGTGCTTCACATGCGGCTATGCTGTTATACGTAACCAAACAATGCACATCATTTGCTAAAGCATCCTGTATAGTATCAGTGCTTATTCTATCAGTTCTACTTGGCTTTAGCCTAATTTCTATTTCTCTATCAGTATACTTCTTTAATTCTTTTACTGTGTTTGCTACCCACTCATCTAAATTTTCTCCCCACACTGTCATTACTTTGACACTAGGTGGACAAATAAGTATTTTACTTCCTGGTGAAAACTTCTTATATCTGTATCCAAATTTTCTAGCTCTATCCATAGGACGTAGCTTTATCGGACCTGTATACTGTAGTCCATTTTTTGTAATTCTATGAAGATACTTGTTTTTAATATTACCTAAGTACCCTGTATCTATAGCATAATATGTTCTGCCAGTTTTCCAACAATAGTGCAGAGCTTTTCTACTTCCTCCACCTAATCCTCTGATTACTAATGCACGATCAGTATCTTTTTCTCTATCCCAATTACTACATACTCCACCTGATCCTTTTACAAAAGATGCAAGTATTGGATCAAAAGGCAAACCTTGCGTATTTGCAAATCCTCCTGTACTATCTATAGCTGCAATTTTTTCACTCATGAGTTTATCAGCCCTTTCTTTTACGATGTTAAATGTTTTGCCATAATAATTTCCTTCCGGATCAATAGTTGCTTCGACCATGCTTGTAAGCATTTCTTCATGTTCAGGACTTACATTATGTAATGGACCATCTGATTTAGTTTGTTTTGCTTCCTTAGCTTTTTTTCTCAAATATTGTTTTTCAGCCAATAACCAATCAACAGCATATTCACATCTTTCATATTCTTTAAACCAAGGGCCGCCTTCTGTATAATGTAACGCTTTTGGTGCACCGTCTTGTGGTTCTTGATACCAATCAGTCAACCAGTTCCATTCATGAGATACTACACCAATATCACTATCATCTAACCAACTAAATCTATGTAGATACTGTCCAGTTGTGTCAGGATTATTAACAAGCTCTTTAGTTACAGATCTATTTTCTGGATGTCCACAATTCCAAAGAACCATACTTGACCAATTTTTTCTTGGGTAAATATGTTGCTCTTTTCCGTCCATTTTAGTACCTGCTTTAGGTGTATAATCATGTTGGGCACACATGACTGCATATCTATCGTCCTTTATTTGAAATAATTTTCTAATATCTGTTGTAAATAAAAAATCGCAATCTATAAACAAAGCCCAGCCGTCATAATTACAAAGATGCGGTACTAAGAATCTACTAAAGGTAAATTCTGTACTTGCTAAAGGATCTACATCACGTGTGTAATGTCCTTCTTTAATTAGATCTTTTAACTTTAATGGTTGTATTTCTAATTGTTCTGGATATTTGCATGTTTGTTCTATACTGTGTTTTGCAATCTGATATGCAATATCTTCTCTACTATCATATCCAATAAATACTTTCATTTTATAACCGCTCAATATCTTCCTCCACACAATTTGTTCCGTATTGTATTTCTACAATCTTTAGGGGTTTATCTGTTTCATTTGCTAATTGATGCCATTCGTTACATGGAATATGCAAATTTTGATGCTTTGTATATATACCACGTAACTCTGCATCACTACTTACATTCAGAGTGTACACATGTGCAGTACCTTCACTAACAAACCAATGTTCACTTCTTTTTTCATGCCTTTGCATGCTTAACCTTTTTCCAGGTTCTACAGTAAGTTCTTTTACTTTAACACCTGGGCCATTTTGATGTAACACTCTATAATACCCCCATGCTCTTTCAGTTTTAGGTTCTTTCCATTCTTGTAGTATCCAACTTGAAGAATTTTTCTTGTTGTCTCCACCAACTCCCCATGCAAATTCAACATTTGTGTTTTCTGCATACATATCTTGTTCTGGCACATTACCAGGTTTACGATCTCCGCCATTTGCAAAAATCACTTTTGTATTCATAGGTGTAACAGATAATACATGATGTATAGCACCACAAGCATCATTAGTTTCAGCATCACCATAACATACTGCTATATTATCAACCATTTGTAAATTACGAATTATTTCTAATCTTTCAGCATATGGCATAAATGCTTGTCCTTTTTTATTAGTAAGCCATTCGTCTGAATTAATACCTACCCAGAGTTCATCACCTAATTTCTTAGCCGCTTTGAAATAATCTATATGTCCTGAATGTAGCGGATCAAACCCGCCGGTTACTAATACGATGCGTTTCATAATGATATTTATATACGCATTTAATAGTGTTGCTTAAAGACTGGCGTCTTCCATGCCTGCAACACGAAGTTTTGTAATATTTGTTATTTGCCATTGTTTTTGATCAAGTGCTTTCAAGACACCTAACCATTTGTTTCGTAGTAAAGCGAATTCATTAATTATTTTTTCATAATCAACCACATCAGCTTCACCATCTACATATCTATCAACATCTCTACTAGACAATGCACGTTGATAATTTTCAAGATATTTTTTAAAATATGAACTACGCAATCTGCGTAGTTCAATATTTAAATAGTTCAGTATCGCTTCAATCTCTTGTAGTTGATTAAATCGATGCTCAACAATACCAGGCATAGATGCAGAAGCACGTTCTAAGTTGCCGCTAAGTTTACATTCTACTCTTGCTTCTTCAAGTTCAGCCTCAAAAAATGCAACAGCATTAGGTATCTTACCAACATCTCTACTTACTTCTGAATACCATCCCATTTAGTCTTCCCACTCGTTATTGTAATCATCATCGTCGTCCCAGTCGTCGTCAAGATAGTAATTAATTGCACTATCTAATTCAGTACAGGAACCAATTGCTTCACGAAAAGACTCATCGCTTGTACCGTAGTCAGCACAAATATCAACATATCTTTCTGCTACTGTTTCAATTTTTTTTGGATCAACTGAATCTTTAAAAACCAACCAGATGTCTACAATTTGACTTTCGTCCATATTTTACTCCTCGATAATCTCTTCAACTACTTCTTCAGCAGTTTCCTCGGTATTTACCTTTGTCTGTTCTTTTATTACATAGTCAGACATTACTTTATCAAGAAGTTCGCCAGTCCATTTTTTACGATAGTCAAGTAGTTCTTCACCATCTAGTGTTGTGTATGCAAGTCTGTTACCAGACTTTACTACTAGTCCTTTTTTCTCAAAAAGCTCTAGCAAACCACTGTATGGATTCATACCAGTTTCATAAGGAATCTTAACTTGTACACCTTCAAACGGTTTTGCATAACGAGTCTTCATTACTTTACAGCCAGCACGAATACCACGTACCTCACTAATCTTATTACCATCTTCATCTTCTTTTAGTTTAAGTTTTTTCATTGCTACAACTATTGAAGATGCATAGATAAAACCTTGACCTCCTGATATCTTGTCATCTGGATCAAACATATCTTGTGATGCGTATGTATGGTTAGTACATACAAGTCCTACATTATGCGAACCAATCATATTCACTGTGTTACGCACAAGTGATGTAAGTGCCTTAGGTTTACGACCCATATCACCTTTCATATCACCTTTGTTAAACTGATCAACATCTGTCGGTGTTAGTAACATGCCTAAACTATCAATTACAAATAATACTTTAGGACGCTCTTCTTCCGCCATTGCTTTATAATCTGACATAAATGTTGAAACAGTTTTAGCAACATCATCAATCATTGACATATTAAGTTTTAGAAGTTTGTCTTCTGAAGTATCAACTTCAAGAGCTTGTAGCCACGCTTCATCAAGTGCGTTCTCTGAGTCAATTAAGACTACAAAGATATCTTGCTCTTGTGCCGCTTTAACAATATTACCAGCACAAATATAAGACTTGCCTGCTCCACTTTCACCAGCAAATACACTTACTTTGCCTAGCGGAACGCCTTTATTAAAGTCTCCTGAAATAAGATAGTTAAGAGCATAGTTACCAGTTGAGATCCAATCTGTAGGATCATTAAATCCAGCACTCATGCCTGTAATAGATTTAGTTAATTGTGTCCGAAACTTAG